GACCCGGCTTCCTTCAACCTAAAGGAACTTGTCATGAGACAATCACGTAGGTCTTCCGTTAAGAAGCTTTCTGTGAACAATGCAAAAGAAGTTATCGAGAAATCGACGACCATTGAGCACGTTCGCCTCACTGCCGCCTTTGAACAAGGTGACAAAGAAGTTGATGGGCTCAGTTTTTCCGATGCATTTATCTCTCGCGAGTATATGTTAATTAAACTCGCTGAAGGTCTGGCAAGCTTTGCTAGCGAAGGAGAGAATTTCTTCTCCTTGAAGGCAAAACTTGACAAGTCTGGTGCCGACACTCAGGCGCTTTTCACTGCGCTTATTGTCGTCTCCAGGCTTCTGACGAAGTAACAATAGGTTCCCTTTTACAGGAGCATTCATGTCTGGACAATTGTTGGAAAAGCACAGGGTCCTTTTAGACCTTATGGCCAATCTCAGCTGCGCCGTCGACAGGGTTTTTACAAACTCTAGAGAAGGCTTGGAGGTGATTGACGTCAACGAGTATATGATCACTCGAGACCTGATCCTTCAGTTGTCCAAAACATTGGATGCTGAAGTTCACCGGGTCTGCTTTGAAGAGCGGCTTTCCAACCGCTCTTGTTACGGAGGTGATTAATGCCGACCGTCACGTCTCAACCTAAGGTCCCTTACAGACTGTTTGGGATCAGGCGCAATAACGGTGTCATTGATGGGCTAACAAATCAGTCCACGATGACACCGTACGGCAAGACTGTGAGCCGGTCGACAATTTCCAACCCTTCGTGGCGAATTCAGATCGCTAAGCGTCAAGATGCCGGGGTGCCCTATCTGGTTGAATCTCAGAAGTGCACCATCGGTACAACTACTTGCGAAGGCGTTGGTATTAGGACGTGGAAAGGCTACACTTCCGAGGGGTATTATCGTTCCCTTGGGGTGATGCCTACCACGTTTGCTAGTACTGACGTCGCGCTTCAGCAGTTGGCCCTGACGCGCCTTAAGCGTAAGCTTAAGAAGCGAGCTGGAGGTGCTGACGCACTGGTTCCAATCTTAGAGGCACGAGAGCTCCGCGGTTTATTCCGCCAAGCTGTTTCGATGTCCGAAAGATTGTTACTGGTGCTAATCAACGCCAAAAGGAGCAAGGGTCGGTCAATCAAGAGATATGCCAAAGATATCCATAAAAGGGCATCCGAGGCCTGGCTGGCATACGGCTTTGGGATACGTCCATTAGTGGACGACATCCAAAAGGTCGCGCTAGCTATCGATGACTTCTTTAATCAAGGAGACATCGGTATCCGTGATTCAGCATCAGCGAAGAAGACGTGGTTAACGCACTCGAGACTGGGTCCTTACACCGGCATCGCCGGAGCGGATCTTTATCACCAAGCCACGTTGTTACATACACTTTCTTATCGCTGGTACTGCGGTGGTCAAGCAGCTGTGAACGCGGGAAACGACTACGGTATACTAGGACACCTCGGCTTTTCGGGTGAGAATTTGCTCCCTGCTTTCTGGGAGTTGATTCCTTACTCGTGGGTCGTGGATTACTTTACAACCGTTGGTACGTTTCTCGATGATACTTTCAATGTCATACCTGGAAGTATGTTTTACAGCGGTTATACCAGGCGTTACGAGTGCAAGGCGCAAGTCATTACCACATGGAAACCGTGGACTGACTTCGTTATTAGTCCCAGCAATATGACTAATAATTTTCAGCGCTTTGAATTCGAGCGTACACCCTTAGGCGGTGCCCTACCTCATACTGGACTGAGATTTCGGTCTATGGATGAACTGGGCAATTTCGGAGTATCAAAACTCCTTAACCTTGCGTCTGTTCTTATCCAGCGCATTTAGATCCAGAGGCATTTCAATGTCTTTCGCACCAAGTACTCCTATTACCGGAGCAGCTGTCAGCGGGCTTACAAGCCCGACCTATACCATCGTTACGGACGTAGCACCGAACATTAACGGCAAACAATACGCCGTTAGTGCTCTTGGTGGTACGCAAACGGGCGTTGATGTTAACACGGTTTCAAAGCCGTTTACCATCACGTTCTTCCGTCCGGCGGTACTGAGGGTTCTTCCTCAGGCTAACCCGGTTACGGGGATCATCAAGAACGTACCGGTGAACGTCTACAAGTTGATTACTCGTAAAGGCGTTCAGCCGGCCGCCAACCAGAACTCGATGGTCGCTCGTGTTACTACGACCATCGAAATTCCTGCTGGTACCGATACATACGAACCGGAGGACCTCAAAGCTCTCCTCTCGTCCCATTTTGGGACGGGTTGGAGTCAAGCTTCTGGGATCGCCGACACGGTGATTTCGGGCGTTCTCTAACATCCACGTAGCCATTTGGAGTTATCCAATGGGTAAAACTGAAGATAGACTGATTAGCTTCTTCGATGTTTTGTCAAAGGAGTTGCGCAATGCCTGCGTCTACGAAGACTGGAAAGTCTTCGCCATCGATAGGCAATTGTTTCGCATGCGTAAGCGTGCTAAACTTTCTCAAAGAGGTCTCCGTGCTAAAGCTGTCGCTGATTTTTGCGACGTCAATGGCATGGTTGGGAATCATGTTGTTGCTATCCCTCAGCGGGTTGTTGAAAACGCTCGTCACTTCATTACTGTAGTGATGGAGCGGTTCAACGCTCGCCTATCGGAGAACAACATCCAGGAAACCCTCGACCTCGGGTACATGTTCGATCTTTGGCGGTTTGGCCCCGGCGCCAGCAATGGCGTTCGGGGTACTCACACTGCCGAGAAGATCGTGCAGCCCATGAGTTGTACAGCTCCTTGCGTTCCCTTGATCTTAATGCTTCGTCGAAATAACCTGTACTTTCGCCTCCATGACAATCTGAGGCGCGAGAATGGTTATTTGGAAGTAAAGGGTTCGCGCTTGACAACGGTACCTAAGAACGAAGAAACAGAGAGAACTATTGCTATCGAACCGTCTGGAAATATGGCCCTGCAACTTGCCGCAGGAAAGTATTTGGAGGACGTGCTTCGGAGCATAGGGCTTGATATAACTTGTCAACAGCCTAAGAACAAGGCCTTGGCATGTAGCGGTTCCTTGTCGGACCGTCTTGCGACGATCGACCTGAAGTCCGCTTCTGATTGTATCAAACCTGAACTAGTTCAGCTCTTGATGCCCAAAAGGTGGCATGATCTTTTGGTGACCTTACGGTCGCCTGAGACTGTGCTCCCTAATGGTGAGACTGTTCCACTGAAGATGATTTCCACCATGGGGAACGGTTACACTTTTCCCCTGATGACTCTTCTGCTGGTCAGCCTCATTTACGGATACCGGTGTACCCGCGGGGGTCCAAATCTTTTTATCGATTGGACTTCCACCGCAGTTTTTGGTGATGATATCATCATACCTGCTAGCGAGTATGCCGGCTTCTGCAAAGTACTTCAAGGTGCTGGATTTATCGTAAATACCGATAAATCTTACTCTGAAGGACCCTTTCGGGAGAGTTGTGGCGGTGATTATTACAAGGGATGGGATGTAACTCCATTCTATGTACGTGATCTAAGCCATGACCCTTCCATATACGTTGCGATTAACCAGTTGCTTGAGTGGTCTTCGAAGGTTGGTTTATACCTTCTTGACTCGCTCTCGTACCTGGCGTCGCTTCTAAAAACTGGGCCCTATATCGTTCCGGAGTGGGAGTCCCCAGATTCTGGGATTCTTTCTTCCGGTTGTCCGCGCAGATATAAATACTACAAGCCACGTCAGGAGTTCAGGGAGTTCAATAAAGATTCCCCGTTCGCTCTGATGTTGTTTGTGGGAAAGTATATCGTAGGACACAAAGCAAGCTTGTTCTTTTTACCTCGACCGTTTAAAACGAGGTATCAAGTTTGCAAAGGCAGGTTGCCGAGGGGCTACCTGACTGGCTGGGATCCAAGCAAAAGATCCCATGCTAATACCTCCTTCATATCGACTCTGTGTTCTC